AACTTGACGAACCATACCTGCAACATAATCCTGCGCTTCCCTGTCTGGATGATAATCAACCATCAAGAATTTGAGTTGTCCAAATTGCATATTGATGGTAGTCATGTACTTCGCCTTGAACCTCGGATAGGCGCGCTCTATGATCGTAAACAAATATTCTGGATTGACATCTTCGTGCGGTTGGATAACTGCATATCGCGTCTCAACCGGCCCGCGCGCGTGGTAAATAAGCGGGCTGGATTGCGCTGCGCTGAGTGGCATCAACGTACATCCGGATGGATAAATCTTTCCATTCACAGCGCGTTCCACGTCTGCGATATCGTAGATATTCGTTATTTTATGGTAGTTTAAATTCATACTGCCCATCCTTCATGATCATTCGAACTGCGTCCAACTGCTTCTGCGTTTCTTCAGTTGTTCCGATCAGCTGGTCTATCATCGAGTAAAATTCCCTCTCCGATGCCTCGATTTCTTTGTTCAATGATTTTAACTCTTTTACCACTTCAACAATGTCGGGAAGCGGCTCCGGCTCGAACTTATCCACATACCGCGGAATGTTCAAATTGTATTCGTTGCGTTCGACTTCTGACCATTCCACAATCTGGGAGAGTTTATCAATAGTTTTCCGCGCCCTGACTGCATCCAGAACTTTTTCAATGTGCTCCGGACGCATGACATTTAATTTTCCTTCTTTTGTGCATACATCATCAGCGTCAATTATCAACAATTCGTTGATTTCTGGCGCAATCTGCATTATGCAAACTGGGATTCCTGTATTCAAAAACATGTTGTCCGGCAGCCCCAGAACAGTGCGGATCCGATGATCTTCACACAGTTTCGCGCGGATTTTACCTTCTCTTTGCCCCCTGAACAAAACCCCATGCGGCAGAATGAAGGTCGCGCGGTCAGCTGTCAAACTCATCCCGTGCAGGATAAACGCGTAATCTGCTTTCGCTTTCGGCGCAAGCTCATAACCGTTAAACCTTTCATCCATTTTGTGAGCATCCGGATTCCATTTAATGGAATACGGCGGATTGCTGACAACCTCGCCGAACCTCTGCGGTGTAACATCATCAACTTCTTCAATGCCGCTGTACCGGTCGCCCGGCGTAATTTTGTAGACGTGCTTCCGCGTCTGCTCAAGGCTGTCTCCGTGGATCACCTCGGCATGCATATTCCGCACAGCCAAATTAAAAAGCAATACCGGAATTGTTCTCTCGCTGATCTCCTCACAATGGAAATACGCATCTGGGAACCTGTCATGCAGTGCGATTGTCAGTCCACCAGTACCGGCGCAAACATCGGCAAAACTGTCCGCCGGCGGCGTCATCTCCGCAACAATCTTGCAAATTGAGTGCGGCGTGAAATCCTGTTTCAATGCGTTCCGGTCGCCCTGCTCATCTTGAAAATAATCCGTCCACCAATCTGTGGATTTATCCGGATTTTCTGCGCTGAACGCATCGAACATCTTCTCTCTCTCCGATGGATTGAACAAAATCTCCATCATGCGCGCGGGCATCTTGTAGCTCTCAGTAATCCCCAGATAGTTATTTACAAAGTCTCGATTCAGCATGTCGTCAGCCAACTAAAAAGATCCAGGCGATCACAATCGCAAGGATCCAGATTACTATATCCAATTTGTGTCTGTCGGCAGCCAGAGATTCACGCTCTGCTCTCTCTGCGTCTGCTGACTCATCCTCTGCTGCCGTTTCTTCTCTTTCTCTTCCGCCTGCTCGTCCTCCAGGTACAGGGTCCGGGCACCCAGCATATCCGCAGCGCAGGCGGCGTATACCTCGCAGTCAAGATAATGGTTATCTGCGTGTGATGTCTTAGGCACCCACTGCGGAGCCGGCCGGCCTTTGACCTTGATCTTATGCTCGGCTGTCACCTGCTCAGCGTATTCCCGATCGCACCCCTTGTAGACGGTCCACGACCCCTGGATGCCTGCCCGGCGCCGCATCCTGGAGGCGATCAGGTCCTTATACCGGCCCGTGTCCACCAGGATCAGCCGCAGGCCGTAAGAGTCGATATTGCTCTCGACCTTACTTACCCGGTAGTAATCCGCAATGGCAGCCCGGGCATTGCCTCTGCATGGCAGCGCCCACTCCAGATTCTGCAAGCAGTACTCGTAGATGTCATCTGTCGCAAAACCGGAGTCGATCAGGCAGAGCTGCACGGTCATCCGCCGGCCGCTCTCTGCCCGGTACTCCAAATTCATCGCCCTGGTGATCTCATCCAGCGAAACTGCTTGACCATGAGCGATGTTATGCGAGGTCATAAATTTGCCCCAGGCGCGGATTGTCCAGTACAAGCTGTTCTGCTGCACATCGACGCCCCCGGTCAAGATCTCTGTCCACTCCGGCAGCGTGTACTTCGGCAGATCGGTCTGTCTTTCCAGCACCATATCCGCACTGGTCTTGATCTGCGTATCTTCCCAGGGCTCAGCGAGCCAAGAGTTGACAAAGTTCTGCAGTTTGTCTGGGTCGTCTTTTGATGTCAAAAATTCAAAAGCCGCATCGCTGAATTTCACGAACGGACTGTACAACGTGTTCATCCAGAATCCCACAGACCGGACGTTATCGGTCTTCGTCTCAACGGCTTTCCATTTGCCCCTCCGAAGCATGCCTGGCTTGTCCGAGTCCTTGATCAGACAGCCACACTTCTGACAGGCGTACACCGCAGTGTCCGCCCGATCCCGGAAGGACAGTGATTTATCATCAGAATATCGCACGTTTGAGAATTTAAGCTCAATCATCTCTCCGCAGTGAGGACATGGCACGAAGAAGTGCCGGATCTCATCGGAGGACTGCAGGCTCTTCCAGATGTGCCCCGTCTTCAGAGTCGGCGTGGAGGTGATATAGATCTTACTGTTTGCATAAGTCTTTGTTCTCTCCTTCGCCAGCGAAATTGGATCCGCCTCCTTATTGCTGGCTCCCGGGTACTTGTCAACCTCGTCCATCAGCAGGTAGCGGATCGGCTTTGATGCAAGGGCACTCGGCGAGTTCGCCCAGGCAAGCGTCAGATTCATCGTGGAAAAGTGCAGCTCCATGTCTGTGGACCTATACTCATCCCACTTATCCTTGATCGCGGGAGACAGCCTTAGCATCGGCTGGATACGCTCCTCTGATGTGGACGTCCCCAGCACTTCTGTCGGATAGACCACCATCGCCGGCCCCGGATCCTGACTGATCATGTAGCCAAGCATATTCTGCATGGCCTCCGTGCCGCCGACCTGCGTAGGCTTACAAAAAGTGATCCGCTCTACTGCGTATTCGTTAAGGGCGTCCATGACGCCAACCAGATAAGGGGTGACCTCATTTCTCCAGTGTCCAGGACGTGCGGAAGTCTTATCATCAAGTATCCTGTATTTCTCTGCCCACTCCGATACAGTGAGCTGCTCCGGGGGCCGTAAAATCTCCAGGGCCTCCCTGATATAAGGTGGCACTGAGAATTTAGGGATCCGGATGCTCTTTTTACGTGCCATCCCTGCCACCTGCCTTAGTAGGGGTGTTGCCACGGACCACAAAAGTCTCCAGCGTCCGGTTTAATTCGTCCGTGATATCCTTTTCTGCCTTGCGGACAGTCACCGGATCGGCATAATCGCTCAGGATGCCGGCAACTCTGCCAGGGATTGCATTGATCACACTCTTTAAGACCTTGAAAAAGGACTCATAGTCCGCTTTCACCTCATCAACCTCGATGATCGAGCCCTCAAAGAGCCTTGTTTTCATCTCATGAAGCTCGCCCTGCGATTCCTTCAGCGCAATCTCAGCTTCCAGCTTCTGCTTTTTCAGCTTTGCTTCAAGGTCCTGTTGGTCCTGAGACTTCTCTCCGGATTTCAGGTAGGCCACATAGCCTTGCAGAGCGTCCTGCAGATTAAAGCGCAGGGAGCGCGTCTTGCTAATGCTTGTCAGGATCCCGTCGCCGGTCAGGCGCTGGATCGTCCGAACGTTAAGACCGAGCAGCTGAGCCAGTGTCGCGGAATTTACTTCTTCAGTTTTTACCTGATTCTGCCTCAAAAAATGTAGCCTTCCTTCAAAATTTTTAACTATCAGCAAAGATTAATCATATCTGCGACACGGCACCCCGAAAAAAATTTCAAATTTTTGGAGCCAAGAGATGGGCCTTCCTCGCCCCGCTTTTCGACCCCTCCAGACAGTACCTACCACGCCGGAAAACTTTTAAGGTCCCGTGCCCCTGTGCCCTGTGCAATAAAACAGGGAAGCTTGCAGCCCTGTGTGCACACTTCCCATCCTTTTAGTCTTGTTATTTAAAAGCAGAGAGCTGATTGATTCTATCTTTGGAGGAGAATACTCGAAATAACAGTAATTTGCTTCTATGGACTCAGCATCGCTCTCTGCTTTTATGCAATTGATAAACCTCTGCAGCTCCCAAGCAATAGCTGCAGAGGTGGTAACGATAAGCCCTGTCAGCCTCCTCGGCTGCACGGACATGATGAAGAGGCATGCAGCGGGCTCTGGCCCGACTCTTCCCTCAATCTGTAATTGCACTCGGCGGCCACATCTGCATGCCTCATCCAGTAAATTTACGTGACGCAGCCGCATCTTAGATATTGTGCGGGAAGCCATGTCACAAGCAAACTCGTTAAAAACATGAACAATGGCCGCATCTTAGATATTGTGCAGGAAGCCAGGTTGCCGTTGCTCCGACTCTCTGACATGTCAGGCAGGCCTTTCGGCCTGCCTTAATTCGAAAGGAGGTTTTAAATGAAAAACAATGACAAAAGAAAACACCGAATCTTTCTCTTACCCTCTCGCCCCACTTTACACTATATAGCGGAGGTACCCGGCAATGGGAGGAAAAAATTCAGCCCTCCGGAAAAAGTTTTCCCATCACCTGGCTGTGCCTCCATCTTGCCGTGCGCTCTCCCACATGCAGGAGTGATGCTACCTCCTCCCAGGTATAGCAGTAGATATACCTGTAGTCTAAGAGCTCCCGCTCCTCCGGTGTCAAATCGCATGAAGCGAAAAACTGGCTGGCCTGTTTCCTCATCTGGTCAAGCTCCTTCCTCTCCCCGGCCACCTCCCGCTCCAGGTCGATGATGCTGTCAGATAAAACCATCGACCGGTCAATCGCTGAGGTCTGCACCCGCTCGGATGTCTGCATTGCTGGGACGGATGTGCTCTTTTGTTTTAAATACCGCAGCCGGTCCAGATGCTTGCTGATCCTGACGGCCGCTGCAGGTATTGCTCTGATCTCTTCCTGTGTCACCTCATCACCTCACTTTTTTAACTGCCACCCCGTATTGCTGATATGGCTGTGCGTCCAATTAAAATTACATTATGCATTTTCGCTATCTCTTAACAGTGCTTCTATTTCTGTAATCGTGTACTCCTTGTCCGGGTCAATCTTATTTGCCGATTTCGCTAACCTCTTCAAGAAAACACCATTGAATGAAACGGCAGGTTCGCAGTTTTCGGCTTCCGATTCAACCTGTCGAGATTCCTGATGGATTGTAGTAAATGCGTCGCACAACCACTTGCAAAATGTTAATCCGCAATCTTTCGTTTCGCTGAAATCACATTCGTTTAATTTCTTAACAATGCATTTGTCGCAATCAATCATAATAGAAAGTAGCTCTGACA